TGCCTCGCGGCATGAAATTTGATACCGATGCGCTTGTTAATAGCAACAAGCTCGAGAAATTAAAGAGTGAATACTTTGCGACCGATTGGAAATCTATGCCATTTGCCGAGCAGGAAAAAAAGCGTGATGCTTTGTTCACTAAGTTCGGCATGTCGGCCGATGAATTTTATGATGGCGAACTTGCTAAGTACGATACCGAAAATACTAAAAAAATTAAACAAATGAAAACCGATGCTTTCAACAAAACAAAAGCTCTTTTTGATGAATATGGTAAACAGCCGGTTGGTACGCGTAGCGTTTGGGCTGCCAATAAACTTCGTGAGCTGGTTGATTCTGGCTACTTTGCATCAAATCCTTTCCTGAAGGGTTTTGACTGGCAAACCCCTTCGACTATTTCTTCCGCTTATAAAAAAATGGCGTACGATGAAGCTCAGGCCACTGGAAAGTGGACGCAGTATAACGCCAAATATGGCACCGCTTCGAGCCAAAAATCTCTTGATTATTCTGAGGCGAAGCGTACCGGCAACTGGTCTGACTATACTGCTAAGTATGGCTCTAAATATGCAATTTCGGATCAATCTAAGTTTTGGGCCGCCTATGCTATTGAGATTGATCCGGTAAAACGCCGCCAACTTTTGCGTGATAATCCCCAATATGCTAAAACGCCGCCAAAAAGTGAGGCCCAAATTGCTGCTTCAATGTTCTGGGCGCAGTATGCTGCTGCCGACAAAGCGGATCGCCGTGATCTTATGAAAGACAATCCTCAGTTTAATACGCGCGGCTCTTGGACTGACGCGATGTGGGACAAATGGCGCACTGATCAAACTGCCGAGATTAAATGTAAAGCCGGTACGCTTCCTGGATTTACGAGCCTTTTGAATGCTAATTTGCAAATGAATGCCAAATTTGCTGCCCCTGTTCTGACTAAAAAACAACTCTCAAAGAGGAAGAAACTTGTTTTTGTTACTTCTTAATGCTATTGTTTGTATGTACATTAAATATTAACCGGAGATTCGTATGGCTGATACAGATCAAAACACTGTACCGCAAAATCCGGGAGGGACTGGCGAAGGCTCTGGAGGGCAACCCCCTGCAGTACCACCGGTGGCAACCCCCCCTGAAAAAGGTAGCGGCGCGGCAAGTGATGATAATAAGACGGTCACGCTCAATAAGGACGACTATAACAAATTAGTCGGCCAGCGTGACAGTAATCACGAAGAATTGTCAACTGCAATGTCGTATATTGAGGGCCAAGCCCGAAAAGACGGCATCGATAAGTTTTTGAAGGATAGTAAAAATGATTATCCTGATCTGTCCCCGGACGACTTATCTCATGTTGATGATCCTCGCTTGCTTGAAACTGAGGCAAAAAGGCTTCAGACTCGTCTACAAGAACATGCTCAGGCGAAAATTCTCGAAATTGAAAATCCTCAACCCTTTCGTGAATCTGCTGAGGCTCGTACTGCGCGTGAAGCTGAATTAGCTAAAACGCCTGGCACTGATGCTTGGGCTAAAGTTCTTGAAGGACGCATGAGATAATAGGAGTAATTTGGTAATGGTTTTCATCCCTGGTGTTAAAGATACTTTTGATAATAACGGTTCTACGTCGATCCTTGAAATCGCTGATGGTCTTAAGTTCTTAGAGGCCAAAGGTGCTGTTCGCATCTTAAAAAAGCTTGGCATGGACGGTTTTACGTTCGCTAATCATAAATATGAGTGGCGTGAAACTGTATTGGCTGCCCGAAAAGAAGTAATCACGATCGACAATAGCGCGACTGCGCTAACCGTTGCCGATGCGTATATTTATCAAAAAAATACGATTCTTCGATCGCAAGCGGAAATTCTCCGTGTTACTGCGATTGCTGATGCGACGACACTAACGGTCGTTCGCGGGTATGCTGGCACGAGTGCTGCGGCGCATACCGCAAAGCCGATACTGAATCTTGGTCCGGCGATGCCTGAAGGTAATGATGCTTCAGATGGTCTTGCTGATAACGGCGCACCGTTATACAACTACGACCAGTCATTCGAGCGTGCTGTTGAACTGACAAACCACGAGATCGCCGCGTTAGGCGTTGAGGGCAATCCGTTGCCTAAGCAAATTGCTCGCCGGCAAATTGAGTTATATCAAGAAATTGCTCAGGCGTTGTTTAATGGTGTTCGTTATCAAGATTCTGGTAATAAGATTTATACTATGGGCGGTATAAAACAGTTTGTAGTTACTAACGTGACGAATGTTGGCGGCGCTGTTTCTCAGGCTGCTATCGATGCGATAATCCTGGCGATCGTTCAGGCTGGTGGCGATCCTAAAACCATTACCCTTTCTCCGGTTCAAAAACAAAAACTTGATGCTTTAGATGTTAATCTGCAAATGCTTGGCAAAAAAGAGCGTACTGGTGGTGGTCTTATAACGAACACCTGGCAGAGTGGTGTTTTGGATCATGATCTTGATATAATCGTCGATATGAGCCTAAATGACGATGAATTGCATATTAATGACTGGGACTTTGTGAAGCTTGGCCATTTGTCTGGTAATGGTATTAGCGGTGCTATGTCAATCCGGGATGCGACTACGCCTGGCGCCAATCGCCAACATAAGGTTATTGGTACTGATCTTGGTATGAAGGTCGAACTCGAAAAAGGACAGGGATATCTATACGGCCTAAGCTAGGCCGTATTCCCTTTATTAAATTTAAAAGGAGACTATTTTATGGCAATTGATCAAAATCAATCCCCTCCCGATTCTAACGAGCAGTCGGCAGCTGGTAAGATGATGTTTTTCCGTACTCGTGTTGCTGGACTGTCTATCGTAGTAGCGCCGGCCGGCGCTGGCGAAGTCGCGCCGCAAATGGTGCGTTTTACGCCTATTTCTGAGCGCTATGAGGGCGAGCAAGTGAAATTTGGTTATCTTAAGACTAATAACGATGTAGCTATCGCTAAATGCCTTGACGATCCTAATGTCGAGGAAATAACTGGCGATGAGTATAAGGCTATATTCAAAAAAGTTGCTAATGACAACGATCCTAATACCCGGCTTGCGGCACTTTAGGTTTAAATGACACCAACTGACGCACGCACTGCAATGAAGTCCCGGCTTGATATTATATCGGCCGATACTACTTTCGATGATTTTATTGATCAGTGCGTGCTTGATGCGGTGGATCGTTTTGCACCTACGATCTACCGCGAAGTTGCGCCGCAAGTTGTTGCTATTACTCCGGTTCCCGGTGGCCAAGCAATTGTAGATTTATCCGCTCTTTCGCCTTCGATCGATGATATTCGCGAACTCGAAGCAGTTGATAATTTTACGGATTGGGCTCTTGACCAGTACCAGATGCATGGTGACGAGCTACGCATCCGTGAGGTGGGTCATGCTACCTCTGTTCGTATTTATGGCGTTAAAGCCTATGAACTTTCTACCATTGTTCCTTGGCTTCGTCCGGCTGTTTATTTTTTTGCTCAGGCAATTTTCTACACGATGCTTATGGCTAATAAAAGTAAATACAACGTTTACATGCAGAACGGGCGTGGAGCAGTGGATAACATGCAAGATTTAGTCGATTTTTGGGATCAAAAAGGCATGGAATATTTGCAGGATAAAGGGTATCCGTATGGTCGTTAATATTCATAAGAATACTATTTTTTTAGACAATAAACCCTTTCCTGTTGTTTCTTACTTACGTTCGGTTACCGATGATCTTGTATCGCGCTTTGGCTCGTCGGAGCAAGGCCAAACTAATCTTGATTTACTAAAAGCCGAGACTCAGCAAAGTTTTCGCGGTGGCATGTTCCAGCGCGTTTTCGATGATCCTGAAAAAGTTTCTCTTATTGAGAATGCTTATTTTAATAAACTTGATGAAAGATTATACCCCACTCCTGCTTGGGGTGCTGGTACCACTATTACTGATGATCTTGGTTCGCTTGGTATCCTCGATTGGTGTTATTTGAAAGGTCTTATTTATTGTAGTTATAAGCTTGCGAATCCCTCTAATACCGGTTTGAATGGTATGTTTAAGCTTGACCCTGCGAGTGGCACCGTCACGATCCTCACTTTACCGACTGCCCTTAAAAATGCTAGTCCTTTAAAGTTAACTGCCTATGGCGATAGTATTTTTATTGGTGCTTCAGCAGCTTCCTCTGTTTGTGGTTCTTATCGGTATGACGGTGTAACAACATTTACTGACGTTACTCTTCAAGCTTCAGGTTTCATGGTTTTTAATGATACTTTATATCTTCTTGGTTATTCTGGTGACTTTTATCAGGTTACCAATGCGACAGCTACCCCTATAACTTGCGGGTCAAAGATTAGTCAAGTTGGCGATCCCGGCCCTCTTGTTTCTGGTAATCGTCCTTATCATGACTGGAAAGTTTTTAATAATGCCTTGTATATTGCTATGGAAAGTGGTCTGTATCGTTTTGACGGTACGAAAGTTTATCCTGTTTTGGATTATGGTACTGCCGCCGATGTTAACAATTTTCGTTATCTTGCTGTTTTCAACGGCCGCCTCTATTACAATATTAAAAATAAGCTTTTCCAGTTTGATGGTATTAACGTCGAGGAGCTTCAAGATTTTACCGATGCCTATCGTATAAATTATATTGTTGGCGGCGTTGATCGTCTTTGGATTTCTACGACTGTTAATACTGGTATTTCATATAGCGATAAAGTCGTTACGCCCGGCACTTACACATATTACCACGCTATTTTTTGTTATAATGGCGTTGGGTTTTTTCTTTATCGATCCTTTTCATCCTATACGTTACCGATTAATTTTACTCAACTTACTTTGATACCGATTCTTGGTAAAGTTTATGCGTTTTTGCCAGATGTGTATTTGAATGGCTCCTCCGAGGAGCGTAGTAATGGCTATAAAAAGCTTGTTTTAGATCTTAGCCAGGAATTCGTTGTTGCCGCTGCCGGTGTTAATATTATTAGTTCTGAAATGGATAACGACTATCCTTCCGTTTCTAAGGTTATTAACGGTCTTTTGATTAATTATATCGGGCCGCCGCCAACTGATCATGGTGCTGCTTTAGCTGTTTATTTTCAATATTTTAATGATAGTTCCTGGAGTGCCTGGGAGCTTGTATGGTCAAATTCTACCGATCGTGATGGCGATGGCAAATCCGGTGTGACTAACGATTATCTTTTGCATGAGCAGGATACTACTAATCCTGGCGTCACGTTAAATACTGCGCCGCGTGTTTATAACAAAATTCGGTTTAAAGTATTTATGAATAGCGGCACTGTCACGCCAAGTATTAGCGATTTAACCCTTCGCTATTCGATTCAGCCGCGTCTTCGTTATAAGTGGCTGCTCACGCTCGATCTTGCTGGTGCTGACACGCGCCACTTAACGACTGCGACTGGTAGTGATGGTGCTCTCGAGGATCGTAAATCTGTGGTTCTTCGGAAGGTTATTTACGATGCCTATCGCAATAAACTTCCTATTCTCTTTTACGATTTTGACTATACAGAGTTAAGTGGCGACTCTCTTGATACTCTGAAAGGCACTGATTTTATCTCTGTTCGAGATGTTATTGCTGTTCAAAATTCGTCTGATTTAATTGGTAAATGGCGTAATTATATGATTTCCTCAGTCACGTATGATGATATTGACGATACTACTGCATTTACTTGGTTTAGTACCGGCTTCCGTGAGGGTATTGGTGGTGCGTCTAGTTCTGCGACTATTGTTGATGGTTCTCAGGTGCGAAAGAGTCACGCTGTCTATATTAAAGCTATTCGTAATGAGCGCTATATTGTCGATCCAAATACTACTAACGATAATGCCGGTCAGGCTGGTTATAGCGATATACCGAGCCAAATAACGCTCGATCTCGTTGAGTTGTAATGCCTCGTTTTGTTACCAAGCGCCGCAAGCCACTTTCAACTAAAGAACGTGTTGAACGCGCTAAAAAGATCCGGACAAACCGTGAATCTTTCATCGATCCTTTCCCTGAAATGCACGGCACGCTCCCTGAGAAGATGGTATATGCTGCGCTATCGATGCGCCGTATACCTTTTCTTTTTTTGAATGACGTTCATTTTGTTTTTCCCGAAATTGATTTTGATAAGTATTACCAGGCCGACTTTGTATTGCCGGATTATAAGATTATTATCGAAGTCCAGGGCGCCTATTGGCACAGCATGGAGAAAGAAATTGAATCGGATGCTTTTAAATTTGCTGTCTATGAAATGGCTGGCTACACAATTCTTGCCTGGTGGGATTATGATATTTACTCGAATCTCGCCGGCCTATTTGCTCAAAATCCTGTGCTTGCCGGCTTTCCGTCGTTTGATCTCTTTGACCAGGGCGCCTCAGAGCTTCCTGTTGTCCGCCGCACTAAAGTTGATACCTCGCAGGGTATCCGTACGATGAATGAGCGGCGTGGTCTGCGAGGTGCCTATAAACGTAAGGCTGTACGCCAAAAAATCAAAAAGGCTTAGTTTGTTATTTTATTGTTCTTATGGTAGTATTCGTGTAATGCGAGTTTATTAAAACTAAAATATGGAGCTTAAGTGATGACAATTAGGGAATGGATTAACATGTGGAATGGCCGCTTTATCGACGAAGACGGCGCGTATGGTAATCAGTGTTGGGATCTAGCGCAAAAATACTGTCGTGAGATTATTGGTTGCCCTCGGCTTCCTACTAGGCTCGGCGGTAATGGGTACGCTTCGGATTGTTATACTTCTTTTCTTGCGCCTTTGCCACAATATTTTGATCGTATTCCTAACAACCCGAATAATGCGAACCAAGTTCCACTTCCTGGCGATTTGATTATTTACACGAATAGTCTCGGTGGCCATATTGCTGTCGTTGTTTCTGCCGCACCAGGTAGCGCTACTCTGCAAGTTTTCCAACAAAACTCGCCACTTGGTGCTGCTCCTAATATTGGCACTCTTGATTACAAAGGCTGTCTCGGTTGGCTTGCTCCGAAACAGCGCCCGATTTTTGATACTTCTTCGCCAGTTTCTGACGCGACTACTTCGACTCTGGCAACTCCTGAAATGCCTTCTACTGATTTTTATACTGTTGAAGATAAGAATACGTTTTGGGGTCTTGAGGAAGCTTGGGATTTGCCTCATGGCGTGTTACAGAGTCTTAATGCTGGCCAAGATCCTCGTACGCTGCGCCCCGGCCAACAAATTAGGATTCGTCCGACTTCGCTTCCGGTTGCTCCTTCCGATCCTAGTACTGATCCGGTGTATCATGTTATTGAACCAAACGACACTTATTGGGATCTTGAGACAGAATTAAATATTCCTCATGGCCGTCTGCAGGCTCTAAATCCTACGATGCCATCGCGTACCTTGCAGATTGGCGATAGTATTCTTATCAAGCCCGGCACTGCCCTGCCGCCAGCTGTCCCTGAAGCACCTGCGCCGCCAGCTGCGCCGATTGTGCCGGCTGTTGACGAAACTACTGAAGTAACTCCTGATATCGACAAGGTTCAGTTGCCTCTTTCTCCTGTGGCTGCTCCGGCCCTTGCTATTAAGCCTTCGTTCATCCAGCAACATTTTAGTAAGCAGAAGATTCTGCTCGATCTTGGTGCTGTTGGCACTGCGCTCGGTGGTTTTTTTGCCTACACGATGGGCCATCATGAGATCGCTGCGATCGTTATGAATATTCTGGCTGGTTTAATATTTGGTGGTAATCGATTTAAGGGAGGAAAATAATGGCTAACGAAAATTCTGTTAAGGACGATAATAACGATCGTGCCCTGCTTGTTCATAACGCCGCCGGTACCGAAACTCGTAAATTAAGGGTTGGTCCGAATGGTGGTTTGCTTATTGAAAGTGTCGGCGGATCTACTCCGAATATTAATCTTGATGTTGATGAATCCGAAGATCAAGTTGGTGCTGCCGGCGATATTGTCCTGACCGGCTATTATATTTCTAACCGTGCTTCATCTGAGCGTTTTATTAAGTTTTACGAGGGTACTGTTGCCTCTGTAGTTGTCGGTACGACTGTACCGAAGCTTGTTATACCGCTTGCTGCCGCACAATCGGCCAACTTGTCAGGCCTTAGTACGTTGTTCACTGGTGGCCTTGTTATCGCGGCAACGACTGGCGTCGCGAATACCGATACTGGCGCCCCGGCTGCAAATGAAATCGTTGCTAACGTCTTTACAAGGTCTGTCTAGTGGCTAATAAGATCTACCCGAAATATAAGCAGGCGCTGCTTGATGGCGCTTCTAATATCGATCTTGATGGCGGCAACATTAAAGCCGCTCTGATCGATCTGGCTGATTATACTTATAGTGATGCCCACGATTTTCTCGATGATGTTGGTGGCACTGCTATTGTTGCGGCCTCTGGTAACTTAGCGTCTAAAACTATCGTCGATGGCGTTTTTGATGCTGCTGATTTTAGTTTTTCTTCCGTTACCGGCGATCAGTCCGAAGGGTTGATTTTGTATTATGATACCGGCACCGCTTCTACTTCTCGCCTTATTGCCTATTTTGATACCGGCGTCACTGGTTTTCCTGTTACTCCGAATGGCGGCGATATTAACGTTACGGTGAACGCTAGCGGCTTCTTTGCGCTGTAAGGGGTAACTTATGGCCTTGGCCGTTACTAACCCCTATACTAAAGCGAATAGCACAAGTATTCCTGCCTACAATGCTGGCTCCGGTGCAAACCGGGTTCTTGTCGTTGTTATCGTTTGTTTTAATGCTAATCCGAGTGCCATAAGTTATGGCGGATCGGCTATGACCTTAGCCGATCAACAATTAGATAATGACGGCTGGGGCCGTACGAAGCTTTTTTATCTTTTAAACCCTCCCTCGGGCAGTAATTCTTTTACGATCACTGGTGGCACTGCGTCTCGTGAGCCTTTTTTTGCTGCTGTTATCACTGGTGCTGACACGACCGGCGTTGGTACGATCGCTAAAGCGACCGGCCAAAGTGCGGCCGCTTCGGTTAGCTTGACGCCAGTCGCTTCCGGTAATTTGGTTATCTTTGGCGTTTCGTCCGGTACTGATACCGCTATCTCTAATCGTAGTGGTAGCACTTTGATCAACTCGACTATCTCGAGCGGTAACGGTGCCGGTGCTATGCTTTCGCTGCCGACGAGCAGCACTAGCGCGCATACAGTCAGTGCCACTACCCCGAACGATTTTTGGACGATCGTCGCTCTTGAAATCAAGGCCGCGTCCACTAGCCAAGATTTGTCCTTATCGGCCATTTCTAGCGTTTCTGAGACGTATAATCCACGATTGTTCTATGTTGTAGCTCTTGCTCTTATTGATCCCACTGGCGGCCTCTACGCGTTTAGTATTGCCAATGGCCCGATAAATATTTCTTTGCCCTTTAAGTCTTCAATCGTGCAGCTTTTTCCGCCGACTGTAAAACCAGAGCCGATCGATTCATCTATGCCCTACGTCGATTCTGTGGCTATCTTGCTGCCCCCTAGCCTTGAAGCCGTATACGAACTCATCTTGCCTGAGATTTCTAATGTCGCACAATTATTTACTCCCATTATTGAACCGCAGCCGGTCGAAGTTGTCTTGCCGGCGATCGCGTCGGCCGCTGATATTTTTGCGCCGCTTGTTTCTAACGGACCGATCCGGGTTGCTTTGCCGGCGATTGCGTCGGTCGCTGTTGTTTATCCGTTTGCGGTTAAACGCTTTATTGATCCCAACGAGCTGCTATTATTAGGCGTAGGATAATTTGAAAGGAATATTATGTGCGGCAGCAATTCAGTGCAAAATGGTATTTGTACGGTTTGTGGGTTTAAGCCCAACTTAAAACGTGAATACTACTCTAAAAAGGAATGGCAAAATATGTTAAATAAAGGAATGATAGTATTATGAAAGATTTTATTGCACGTTTGTCGAGTCGAAAATTTTTAATAACTATTGCGCTACTCGTTGCCCTCACGTTGTTCCCTGACCTGCCTGATGGCGTTGTACAGCTCGCCCTGGCGTATTTAGGCATCGAAGGCCTTACCGACGTTGTATCGGCCTACAAACGTGGCAACGTAGATACTGCTAAGGTTGAGAAAGATATCGCTTTGATCAATCAAGGCGAGATCCCGGCCGGCTCTGCTGGTAGCAATACCATCGTTCCCGGTAAATAATTACTTTTTTAAATAACAAGCTCGTCTAGTTCTGGACTGTGGGTAGTAGGACATGAAAACTATTACCAACTAGACTTCACGAATTATACTATTTTTTTTCGGCGGCAGCAAGCGCCATTCGCAGCAATCTGTTGATTGCTTTGGTTAGCGATAGATCTGGCTCGTAGTCGTTTTTGTATTGCAGCGCCTGATCATACAATTTTTTGTCGATTCGTACCATCATAGTTTTTTTCTCCTTATATCACGCATGAAGATATCCCACTCCCATTCTTTGTCTCTCATCCATTTTGATTCTTTCCATAAGTATTTTAATTCTTTATTTTTCATCGCTATGATGAAGGCAAATCTAAAGTAACGATCGTTTTTGGTTACTTTTCCTTGTCCTATGTCGATCGTTATCATGTATGTTTTATTGTTTTTTTTAACGCTTATGTCACATACTTCAAGTATTGGCAATAGATATCCTATTTCATGTCGTAATTGTTGCCCTGGCATTGAAGTTGCCACTATTGGCAGGCCTCACAGTTTAAAGCCTCCTGTGGATCCACAGGACAAATAAAATCTTCCATTATTTTTGCTCCTTAATCTTTTTATATAATGCTTTTGTTATTGGATTATCTATTTCATTAATAATACTGGCCGTGATAACTAGGTGGTAGTGGTTCAATAGTGCCGTTAGATCGTCCTTTATTATTTCTATGTGGTTTACTAGCCAGTAGCCATGTTGGCTTATTGATATATCTAGTAGTTTTTTTAATTCTGGATCCATTTAGAAAATCCTTACTAATTCGCCGACTGCGGCTTTCTCTTTTTGCTCTACCGTTAATATTGCGACGTGCATGCTTGCATCCATGTGAGCATCGTTTAATGTACCGCCTGCAACGATATTATCAAGCATTCTAAGGTCATTTGCCGCTTCTACCAATTCAAACATTGAACTTTTTTCTGTAAGTGTTTTTGCGTTTTCGATAATTTCTCTTGCTGTCGCCATTTTCGTGTTCCTTGCTTAGTTATACTCTAAGTATAGCAAAGTGTATACACATTGTCAACACTATTCAAATAAACTAACTGGTTTTGGTCGGCTTTCGAGTTCGTGCTTAATCTTTTTTTTAAACTCGTAAACTTCTCTTAGTGATACCGGCTCCATTTCCATGGTTCGCCAGTATTTTCCATCAGCAGTAGTAAAAAAGATACCGGAGGGCCATTTTAAACCAGCCTTACGTCCTTTGACAGACTTAGTATAATATGTTTTAGTTATGGCTATGATCATCTTTATCCTTATAGGGTAAAACAGGATAACTTTTCGAGGATTGAAATATTTTTGAGGCTACATCCTGTGCCATGCCAATCAGTAGACCTGCAGCGAACGCGATTATGCAGACTTGCCAGAATTTAATATTCACCCTTTTTATTTCTAACCCCATGTTTTTTGCCTTTCCTAATTTTTTTCTTGCTACGCTGTGGCTTGACTAGTAGTTTGTAAAGCTTCTGTTTCTCCATATTCCTTCTCCAGATTTACTGCTAGTACGTGCAACTGTAGGAGTACGTCGGCTATGTTTTCCGGCGTTCTTTCGAGTATAAACCGATCGATTTCATCCGGTTTTATTAGTTCTAGATCTCCATCGTGAATCGTTACCGTGAATACGGTTTTGTTTTGTTGCTTGATGAATTTCGTAGATAAAGTTATCATTTTTGGCGCCAGATTTCTCTCATTCGTACGTCCAGCGCTCGAGCGATTGCCATTGCGTTGTCGATCGTTACCTTCATCTGTCCCTGCTCTATCTTTTGGTATGTTGACAGCGATACGTTGCGGCCCATGATTACTTCGAGTACGTCGGCCATCTCGGTTTGCCGTAGTTTTTTTTCATTCCGTAACTGCTTGAGTTTAGCTGTTGCGTAAAGGAATTTTCTTTCCATCGTTTCGACTTTCATATTGCTAGCGTAGCACCCGATATCAATGTTTGCAAGTCCTGCTTTTGGCATTTTACTTGTTGGTTATTGTGCTGTATTCTACAGGCACTAATCAAACACAAGGGGAAACGAATGACTCTGGACGGTCACCGTGGTACGGACAAACTTATCCACAACGAAAAGAAAGAACCAAAGAAAAGAAATACAAAAGAACATATGACAAATGGACAAATGGACAAATGGACAAATGAGGGTAGCACAAATGGTACAGAAGTCAATAGGACATATGATACAATAGACAAAAGGGGAAGTCAAGACATTATACCATTAAACGTGCGTTCCCGCAAGCATGTAGAGATCGACGAGTATCTGTTTAATCTGGTTGAGGAAGGACTTGTTGACTATCAGTACAAAGCATGGCATTGCAAGTGTATTTACACGCTAGGACTCGAGCGTTACAACTCGATCGTACTCGATATTCGAGAGGCTATTGTGCGAGGTAAGGAAGGCAGCGGCAAGGTTGTTGCTACACCCAAAGCCTTGTTTGGCTATCAGCTCAAGGGTCACATGCAGCTGCATGCCAAGCGTAAGTTCATGAGGGAGGATTGACAATGCTCCCAAACGTACGCTCATCAGGGGTCGAATCGTTATTCAATTGCTGTATCTCTACATCTGTTCCCACCCCCGGGGGGTGTATGTTCAGCTCGTTCCTCGCATTTACTACCCCTACCTTCCCTTTGTTTCTTTCTCTCTTTGTACTTAGTGCGCACGCAAAAAATTTAAAAAAAATAAAGCAAATTTGCAACTTTTTCTTTTTACTTGTATCATCATCGTATGAACGAAGTAGCAACCGAACCTGCAACCCAAGAACAAATTTCGTTGCTGGACTTGAACGGCAGACAGGTCTACGCCGAATTTTACGACTCAAAATCGCCTGTTTATATTCCGGACAATCCGTTGCATTTCAAAACGCACAAATTGGAAATTATGGTCAAAAATTTAGAGATGCAATCGATAAAAACGGCTTCAGCGTTCAACTCGAAAAATTATTTGGATATCGTCAACGAATTAATGGCATGCTACGAAAAAATCAGGGAGGTCAGCGATGAAGTATTGGACGCGCAGCGACTGGCTGCAAGCCGGGACGAAGGCGCAACGCGAGCAGTGGGCGAAAGAGTTGCCGCTGGCGTGGGTGCTGGAATATCAACCAACAATCCTCTTGCCGGGTAAAGGTCAGATTCCGTGGGATCCTTGGCCATTTCAGCAAGATTTTATGAACGATCGGTCGCGTTTCCGAGCGATCAACAAACCGCGTCAGTGTGGTATATCCACGACGGCCGCCGCCGAAGCTGCCTGGGAATTCGACAACGTGCCCGGCGCGCAAATTGTCATTATTTCAAAAGATCAAGATGCAGCGATCAACTTTCATAAATACGTGCGTACGACGCTTCTTTCGGTTCGCAAAAATAACAAAAAAGCGCCGAAAATCATTAAAGACAATGAGCGCGAGACGACCAATAGTCTTGGCAATCGCATCGTTTCGTTGGCTGCTTCAAAAGAATCTGGCCGGTCATTTTCAGCCACTCATTTATTTTTCGATGAGCTTGCCTTCATCCAGTATGCCGAGGATATTTGGCAGGCCGCCAATGCGACATTAGCGCAAACTGGCGGCCGTGTTACCGCTATTTCAACGCCAAAAGGCCGTGCGAATTTGTTTTATCGGATTTTTGAGCAACGTGATCACATGGGTTTTACGGTTTTCAATTATGCCTGGTGGGACGTGCCGACATACAACCCTTTTTACGATCAGTACATTGCCGCCGAGACAAGGACCGAGCGTGAGGATTGGATTAATAAAGCGCGTCAGGGTGCTTGGTACAGAGCAAACCGGCCAAAATATACTGAACTCTCTTGGAAGCAGGAATTTGAAGGCGCGTTTGATGCGAATATAGGTACTGTTTTTTCAACACGGCAGATTAAACAGACATTCCAGCGTAGTTGGCTAACTCGTACCGAAGATCCAGTTGGGATTTGTTCGATTTGGCACACCTCTGCCAAACAGGTAAACCATTTGTACGCCACCGGTATTGACTTAGGCCGAAAAAATGACCCGACTGTGATTATTACTTACGATTATACGAATTTGCCGGCGCAGGTTGTCGATTTTAAATACATCGAAGCTGGCTCGGCTGGCTGGGAAATGATCGAGCGTGTCGTTCTTGAGCACTTACTGCACTGGGAACCGACTTCGCAGCATGATGGCACTGGTGCCGGTGACGCTTTGACTGAAGCGCTTTATGGCTATTCTGAGCCGGTTATGTTTACAAAAACGAGTAAACAAAATATGATAGAACGTATGCAGCAAGCCTTCGACCATAGGCAAGTGCGAATCCCGATTATTGAACCACTTTACAGAGAACACCAAATTTATATTTGGGACGATAAGGATATTGTGCAAGACACTGTTATGGCTAACGCATTAGCAATTTCTGCATTTTATACGACTGAGGATGCCTTTGTTGGCGTCGATAATTTTGATTTTGTTGGTGCTGCTTTATGACAAATTTATCGAGTCTGCAGGATTTGAACGATGAACTTGAAAAAGTTATGATCAATTCCCTCGAGTACCATGATCGTATGCGTGCGAATCGTGAATTTTACAAACGATCAGCTTTTTACGAACGCCAGGCTGGTCAATCTCAAGATAAGAACAACACTTTCGTAAATCTTTTGCAAGTTTTTGCTGATAAAAATATCGAATATACTTCTGGTTTCCCAAAAATTAAAGTGCCACCAACTGGTATCGATCAAGAGCAGCGCGAAAGCGCTTCGACTCGTGAAAAAATTTTATATGCGACGCATAAAAAAAATCGAACGCCGCTTTTGCAAAAAAAATGGGCTTTTGATGCTACTGTTCTTTCCGTGGCGATCGCTGAAACTACGTTTGATTTAAAAGATCGTTGCGTTAAAATTATTCGTCATGATCCTCGCAAGACTTATTGGCAATTGAGCAATGACAGCGAGCGCCGCGTCATTGCTTTTTGGGCTGTTTTTATGATTACCAAAGATGAAGCCTTAAAAACTTATGGCGTCACGCCGACTGCGGATCTTATTGGCATGGAAGCCCGGCACTCTTTTTCTAAAGTTATTGATGGCAAAGAGTGGTTTACGATGGCGATCCGTTGGGATGGTGCGACGCGTGTCAAATGGATTGGTAACCGTTTCGTCGAGGAACCGCACAATCATCTGATGGGTGAAATTCCTATCGATATGGCCGCGCCGATCGAGGATGCCGACGAGCAGACTTTGAATCCTGGCTTTTACCTTGAGCCACTTATCCCTTTGCAAGCTGAACTCAATGACGTTTTTTATCGTCGTAGCCGTATCGTCCGCCGCATGTCCAGTCCTGTTGTTTGGGTGCGAGGTGTGCCGGCAGGCAAACGTCTCGAGGACATGAAAGCTGAAATGGGTAAGCCGGGTGGCGGTGTTCTTGGCCTGGCCGTGAATGGCGAAGCTGGTTTGTTGCAAATGCAGGAAACCAAGATGCTCAACGATCATGAGGATCGCATTATTGTCTCTATGACGCGCCTTTCTGGTTATGGCAACGCTGCTTTTGGCGAATCAGTGGGCGCGAATACCAGTGGCGACGCGCTTGGCATGTATTTTAATGCGACGCAGCGTAAAGTTGATCATCAGTACATTGACTGGACTGCTTTTTACGAAAGCATTAATGCTAAAATTCTTTGTTTGTATGATCGTTTTTTGAAACCTGACGAGCAAATTAAACTTAGTGGTTTTGCGCCCGGTAGCACCCTTTCCTCTATGACCGATGATGATGGTAAGACCAGTTATAAAATGGAATCGCCGGCCTATAATATTTCATTTACCAAAGCTGCCATTGCTGGCAATTATGGTTCTGTTGTTATTCCTCCGTCGGCGACGCCTAAAAATGAAATCGAGATGAAGAAATTGGCTGTCCAGGCTGTCCAGGCGAAATTCATGAGTCGTACAACCGCTTACGATGAATTTGGTATTTTGTCGCCGCAAGATGAACTCGAGCTTTTGAAACTCGAAGAGCAAGAGGCTTTATTGAACCCTCAAGGCGCTCAGCAGCTCATGCAAGCGCTTTCAGCCGCTCAAGGCGCTATAAACCCGAAGCCGACACTTCCGGCTGCTGTGACGCCTCCTAATGCTGGGTAATTTATTTAGTTCTGCGGTTAAAGCGGTTTCTAGTTTTTTCGGCGGCGGTAAATCCACGCCAGCACCAAAACCGAAGCCAGCACCGGCAGCGCCAAAAATATCAACTTTGCCCTTGCTGCCGTCAATGGCTAACTCGTATATTGCCAATTGGGGCGATTCTCATGCGACGATCGCCGCCGGTCAAGCATCTAATGCGAAGCAATTTAGTGATTTTAATACTCAGATAGCGGCGTTTAATGCGTCTCTTGCTGCAAGTAATGCAGCGGTCGCCGCGCAGCAAGCTGAGATCAAGCGTATTGCAGTGGAGCGTGAACGACAACGTCGCGAAAAGCAGGCGCTGCTTGATCAGACTGTTTCTAAACTGACACAGGAGCGCCGCAATAGTGCCAAATCTGCGCTCGATCAACTTTCAAAAAGTGGCAACGCTAGTGATTGGCATACCTTTTTTGATAATTCTGGTAATTTTAAGGGCAAAGGCGCCAAGGACAACGCCGGCAATGTTGTTCCTGATAATTGGTATGATACCGTTCCTGAGTACGTTTCTGCTAAAAATGCCTGGTCGTCTTGGTATAACTCGAATGAGGGCATGCCAGTGCGTGTCCAGGATGAATATCGCAAGCGCGCAGAGGCGCTTATCGCTAATTCAAATAAAAAACCAACCGGCTTTTTGGGGCAAATTTTAGATAGTCTGACAGGCGGCAGTGCTAAAGCCGCAAAAGCGCAGGCTGCTAAATTTTCTCAAGATACCGCGAATAGTCAGGCTAAAAAACTTGATGACATGATCAACGCCTACAATAAAGAGGCCGCTCAAAAACAGCAGGAAATTGAAGCCTCGAAATCGTCTGGTAATTGGACTGCGTATAATAATGCCGTAAGCCAGGCGCAGTCTTGGAGTAACGACCAAATTGATAAATTGGTTTATGCCGAGGCGGCAACTACTGGTTCTATTCAGGGTTACGATGCGAAATCAAAAGAGAAAATTGGCGGTATTTATGGCGATGTTGGTAACTGGCTTCAAAAAAATCTTGTTAATGGCCCGATCGGCAAACTGACACAAGGTATCTATAAATATACGCTTGGCCAGGGTGACGCTGCTAAACCTAGCTTGGTTACTGCGCCGGCTCGTGCCGCGAATACACTGCAGAATCTTTTGCGCGGCGGAGCTGGTGGAGTTGTTGATAAAGAGGGTAATACGGAAAAAAGTACCGGCAACCCTTGGCTCGATAGTTTTAACCAATCTAATTTTAATGCCAAATATAGTGCCACGAGTTTCGATGATTATGCTTTGAATCAGTATAAAGACATGATGGCTAAAACTGCTCGCGGCGGCACTACCTTAAAATCTCCGCAGGAGCTTTTTGGTGTCGGTCCGATCGGTAATGAGAAGAAAATTACGCCGGCTAAATTTGATGCGGCAGCTTTTGCCAAATGGAAAAAAGCTAACCAGGCCCAACTAGATCGCGACTGGCAGGCTAGCGAAAAACAAGCCAAGAGTACCTATCTTTTTTCTAATGATATCGCCGGCGATCCACTAAGTTATGCTGGTGCCTTCAAAGCACCTGAAGCTATAACTAATAAGGCGAGTACTTTTCTTTCTGGTGTTGGCGACACATTAAAAACTACTAAGGTCGGTAGTAAGTTCTTAGATGTAGCCAGTGTCGTAAAAAATAATAAATTTGTTTCCTGGCTTGGCGAGGAAGCAAAATCTCCGCAGCAAAAGTTTGCCGATACCTTGAAAGAATCTAATGTGGCTATTGATGAGGCGCAGACTAAGCTTTTACCACGCGCCCGGGCGCGTGCCGATATTTTAGTGAAAGAGCGTCAGATCCTCGCCGGCAAATTCGATGATTCAGTCCTTGATGATTTTCGTCTTATGGCCGAACGTGGTGACGATCAGGCGGCGAAGTGGTTGCAGGAGATGCGCGATGGCGATTTTTCTTCTGCCGCTAAAATTAAAAACTGGACGCGTGCCGGTGGCGTTGGTTCCAATCCTCGGTTAACTAATTTAAAAGATCTTGCCGATCGTTGGTCTGATTTTGCTGAAACTATGGCAAAATCTGATAAGATTTCTGAAGCGCGTCGTTTTGGTAAAGGCCGTGAGCGTAGTTTTTATTCTCCTAGTACTAAATATGTAAAAGATTATGATCCGACTAAATTTAGGAAAAATCTTGGTTCTCAAAGTGCCAAAGATATGTATCGTGGTATGGTTGATCGTTATTTCAAGAGCGACATTATTGATTATTGGGGCGATGCTCAAAAGGGTAAAATTGGCAAACTTGATAAAGAAATGCAGGATATTTTAGGCGAATACGATAGGCGCACCGGCAATGCGCGTGATGCTGTTGATGCTGCTTTTAAGAAAACCCAAACACCACTCGGTAAAACAAGAGGTTTTCTTTCTAAGTATGGTCCGACGAGTCTTTGGAAAAAAAGCGTTTTAAAATACCGGCCAGCTTGGTATGCAAACAATGCTATTTATAACACTCAGGGTGCCGGCCTTGCCGCTGGCATTGAAGGTATTGTCGAGCAATTTAAGCTTATGAATCCAAAAAACTATGCCCGCGCGCTTGCCGAGCTTCCTGAAGATGTAGCTTCAAAAGTGGCTTCAGAGATCGGCAAAGGAAAAATTGCGGAGTTTGGCAACCGTGTAGAAAATGTAAGTCGTTTGGGTGCCTATAAAGCCCTTAAGAGTAAAGGTTTGTCCCATGAAGATGCCCTCAAGCGTGTAAATAGTTATTTATTCGATTATACGACTAAAAATTACGAGCGGCCGCTCAAAACTGTTATGCCGTTTTATTCTTTTCAAAAAGGCCTAGCCAAAGCCGCAATAAAAATGCCCTTCGATGCGCCGGGTACTGCTATTGCGTACAATCGTCTTGATCGCTCGCAGCGTGACCAGTTTTATAATGATTTCGATACTAAAGTTGCGCCAGAATTAAAAAAACAAGGATATTCTGATAAGGAAATTGCCGAAAAACGTGAGCAACAAGCTGATCGTTTTGCCGGCAAAATTAAAGTTGGCGATAATTACTATAACACGCCTTTTAATCCATTTTCTGAGCAAGGTGGTTTTGAGCGGCCGAACATTAACCCTTGGCTTACTTCGTTAGCCGAATCGGCGTCTGGTAAAGACACCTTTGGCCGTGATTTGGTTGGTTCTGATGGTAACTTATTAAATCGCCTTGTTGATAAATTTCCCGAAGGTCAGGCCGGCCAAACCATTTTTAAAATGGCAACGCAGGATCGTATTAAAAAATGGATCGGCGCGCCCGGTAGCTCCGGTTTTGGCCTTACGAAAGAGGCGCAGGGTTATGATGCTTCTAAGGCGAATTATGATCGATCGCTTGATCCTGGCGCCTCTTTTGGTCAGGACGTTTTAGCTTTTTTTGG